TCTTCAGACTCAATGGCATCTTTGGATAAACCAATCGTTGTGCCAGTATGTCGAATGGGAGCGAAGCCAGGAGTAGCTGGAGTTGTTCCAAATGTCGCTTCAACGACATAAGAGAGATTGTGGCGTGAGCCTGTTGCGATAGTCATAAATTCACCTTGGAGTTACATGGGCCATATAGTTAATAGAGATTGAAATAATAAAACGGTCATCGCTTTTTATTCCTGCGTTTCGTGATACGTTTCCAAGCCTAATGGTTTTCCCATTGTTAGATAAATCTGTACCACGTTTAAAGTGGTCGGCAACCGCATCGGCTTTACTTTCTGCTTCGCCACGCCCAGTACCGCTAGGCGCAAAAATATCTATTTGGTAAATCCCTATATATTCATCTATTCCGCTGACGCCTAAACCCGCTTGCAATGTTTCGGCGGGTAAATTGGTCGGACGTAAAAAAAGCGTGTCTTTTACAGGAACGTAAACCGTGTTTTCCCATGCAATAGGCGTTGTGCCAGCAAGGGTATTTAATCTTGAATCTAGCGCGGAACTAATGTCTGCAAATACTGTACTCATAACAAACCCTTATTAATCCCTATGCGACTTTTTTGATGGATTGCTTGATAGCGTTCTTCAAGGTGAGTAATGCTAATCTCACCATACCTTGAGGCGCTTGCGTAGAATGAGCGCCATACTCAATTCGTGCGGCATAGGGAAGGTTGTTTCTAAAATACACTATCCCAGTGCCATCCCATTTCTCCATGACATTACGCATCTTTTTAACTGTCGCAGTTCCATCCTTATCTTTTGTTGCTAATACTGTTTTTGATGGACTACCAATGGTTGCTTGCCAGTTGGCTTTTAATTGGCCTGCAACATAACCTTTAGGGGGATTGCCCTTCCATAATTCAGGCTTGCCGTATGGAGTGCCATAAATAACGCGCTCAAAAATGTCTGTTGCAACAATTCGGGCAACATCCTCAACCTTTCGGTTGGTTCTTTTGGCGATTTCGTTAAACTCGACAATGAAGGTCATAATAAACGTCCGTTCCTGATGGTGATTCAGCCATGACGTTCATCACGCGATAATTAACAGCGTCAAACGTCAAAGTGTCGTTAATATTGGGGATAACTACCCCTGCTTGGACTAAAAGACGAACATCGCCCTCTTGAACGGTCTGCCCAGCCTTTTCGCGCCTATCAAACTGCGCTCTTACGCCTTTTAACGTGGAAGTTGTAGTTAAACCAGTCAGATATTTACCCGTGGCAGGGTTTAATCGTCGGCCCACATCCCTAGTAATAGTTAAAGACGCGCCAAAGTTAGTAATTAAGCTGGTTGCGGTCTTTCTTAGCGTGGCGTAATCAAACACGGCTCACCCGATTGGTTGGGTAGATTAATTTGGCTAGTTTTACATCAACAGCCTTGAGAAGCGTCACCGCTCTAGCGTGTGGAGCGTATTCAACCTCTAAGTCCCCTACTTTTTCTTTGCGTGTCTCTCTTGTTTGGTTATCAAGAGGGTCAACGTCATCACCAATGGCAATGGCGGTTTCAATTTGGGCATCTTTGAGTAGTTGTGGAATCTCATCTGATGCAAAGTAATAATTGTTCAGTATCACGCCGTAACGAGGCCACATAAGGGCTTGGTTTCTTGAACCTTTAGTCCCGACAAAGTTTTTGCTCTCGATATAATCCATTGCGCGAATCAATAACTCTGCGGCAGTACCAGTAACGGTAATACCTCGATCTAGCGCATAAGTGGAAAGTTCAGCCTCACTCGCGTATGAGTTAGCTGTACCAGAACCTGAACCTGTTTCAACGACGATTGTTGCCATAATATAAATCCAATAAAAAAGCCCCACCCCGTAAAGGATGAGGCTAGTTTTAATTACCCAAGTAACAAAGCAGTATGCTCTGGCTTGATGTTTTTAACACCCCAAGCCAATGCCACTTCATAACGAACCTTGCGGTAGCCTTTGTACATGCTGAATTCCATGCTCAAACCTGAACGTGGATCAGTAATAACAATAACGTCCGAAGCATTATCACCTTCGCTTGGTCGAGCAGGAGCGCGAGCGGCTAAGACAATTGCAGAACGATTAAACGCCATGTTACGAGCAGCGGCGGCAACAACAGTCATTGCCTTAGTTGCGGCAGACATTGCAACGCGCAGACCAGGCTCGGCCAACGTAACAACACCAGCAGTGAGAGCCGTTGCAACAACATACTTATTGCTGTCACCAGCGAACGTCACAACATCACCAGCAAGTACAGTACCAGTACCAGTGATGAGCGTTAGGGCAGTTGCACCCACAGCATAACCAGCAGTATTAGTGGTGTAGCTTGCGCCTGTTCCTGCTGTGTTAGTCACAACTTGAGCAGACTCGCGAATAGGCATTCCATTCACATCAAGCAACACGCCTTGACGAAGAATTGAATCACTACCAGCATCGGCAACAGCCGCTTGCTTACCTAAGAGGTTAACGCCAGCCGAAGTGTTGATAACTAACTGGTTATCTTGTAGCGGTGAGCCGTTGTCCTTTAGGATTTTAAGCGCGTTAGACGCATCGGTATAGTCGTTAGCAGTTCCAAAAGGAGATGTGCCAGCAGTACCGTAAGCGCGAGAGAAAGTAGACTGCAATGCACAAAGATCAGTTTCTACTTCGTTGGTTAATGCTCGAATCGCTTGGGCAATCTTATTAGCCCGAACGCTTCCATATCCAGCGCCAGTGTTAAGACCTTTCTGATCTTCTCCCAAGAAACCAAACTCAGCAGCACGAGACTTAGTGATGATAATGTCAACGTAGCCTGAAGTTTGTCCTGTAGGATCGGGAACGGTCATTGCTGGGGTTATGTCGCTTACGTTTCCAGCGGGTTCTACATCAACGCGAATAGCCTGTCCTTTGGCTACGGTATTTGCTGATGCGTTTAAAGTAGCGGATGGAATCATTCCAGTTAGTTCTCTGGAAACAATGTCCAACGCCTCGTAAATATCGGGTACTAGACCCGTGATTGTGTTCTCTGCCATGATAAATTACCTAATTAATATACAGAGCCGCCAGATTTGATGTACTTCATTTGGTCGGCTGGAGTGGATGCCATAAATTCGGCACGGGATTTTGTTTTTGCGGCACCGCCACTATTGTTGCCACCAGTAGCGCCGCCACCAGATGATTGATTGCCCTTTAATAGAGAGGCGAACCGTGCATCATTCTTAAACTCGCTTTGCAGGTCGCTTAAAGATGAAATGGTTAGGTTGCCGTCCTTATCAGTGACTTTTAAAACACCCTCTTGAAACTTGAGGCGGGTATTAATAAAAGTGCTTAATAGGTCAATGTTTGAACCTTCGGCCAATTCAGCGGCTATCTTCATTGCCGCAGTATTTTTCTCTCCAGATTGGATTCTGCCGTTGAGGTCGTTTAACGTTGTTTCTGTTGCTAGAAGTTTCTCGGACGATGATTCGTACAAGGACTTAAAATCACCACTTTCCTTTGCCAGTCGATCCTTGTCTGTTACAGCGTCGGCCTCAGCCTTTCGCTTCGCATCCTTTGCGGTTTTGGTTTCAGTCAGTAATTCATCGTTCTTGCTTTTGATTGCATTGAATTGGCTGGTTAATTCATCATTTGAGGTTTTTAACGCGGCTAATTCTGTTTGCAATGCAGATACATCGACTTCATTTTCTTCGCTCATGGGGATTACCTTTTTGGTCACAAACCAAGCGGCCACAGACCGCCCTATATCGAGAGCGTTAACTCTCAAATTCTTAGATATTTGCTGTTGAAATGACTTAGCTAAAAGTCAAGGGATTAGATCGGAACTAAAGGCGCGTTTTTGGCCTATGGAGTGCCGAACTAGATTTCTTCAGGGATTACTGGTGCGACAGGCTCGACAGGGACGACAGGCTCGTCGGGTTTCTCGGCCTCGATCTCCTCGTCTATCTCCTCGTCAGTTCTTTCACTGTCTAACAGGTTGCCTCGGCGCAGTAAGTACCGAACATCGGCTTTAGTAATGACACCTCGCTCTTGCAGTACCATCGCTTGAGCAAGCATCTGAGGATCAATGGTCGCGTCATAGAACTCTTTGTTAATATCTAGGACTATCTCGCCCTCACCGCCCATGAATTCACCCAGCCATAAAAGAGACTTCTTAAACGCCTCCTCCACGTTGATGATCAATGAGCCTAGTTTGGAGTTTTGCCCAGCGAATCGGATTTTAGCGGCTTCAGCAGTCTCAGCGCCGCCAGTATCTTGTATGATGCGAGTGCCGATTTTAACCATCTGAATCTCTTTCAACGCCATGCCATGTTCAGGCATTTGATTGGGAGCGGCTTGCAATAGGCTTGCATTTGCATCGAGTGGAAGTAGTAGCCCAGATCGAGAGCCAAGCTGTATACCTTCCTTGAAATTATCATCGACCCATGACTGACTTAAACCCGCGATCACTGGGGTAGGCTGGCCGACAATAAAGCTTGATTCTTCATAATCAGCCGAATTTCTGTAATGGGCCACGTTAACTTCGGCTATGTCATATAGGGGTGCTTTGTCAGATGATTCGTCGTTATTCACTGAGCCGATAAACTCGAACGGGATCACGTCCCATGTCGATCCGTTTGATTTCCTGGGTATGATGTCGTCAGATATTAATTCATTGCTGTTGTTATAAACACGCTGGGTATAGACCCCATCAACCAATAAAAGAACACGGTGGAACATGCAAGGTTGAACGTCAAACGGATCATTTTCTAAAGGCTCTATGCGCGGCTCCTGTAAGACCACCATCGATAAACGCTTAACCCCATTGATGACTTCACAGCGCCAGTTGATGATTGACTCAGCGGGATAGGCCAGGATAGATGCTTGCAGCTTTAATCGGCTGACTTCGGCCTGTGTAAGACCCTCATCGGTCTGAGGATAATCTACTAATAGACCATAGCGCCCAGTGAGTAAGGTATCAGCAGCGGCGTCTTTAATCATCTGATCCAGGTTTAAGCCGTTGCCGTTAGCATTCTCAATCATGTATTCAATAGCGGTCGGGAGT